ACGTTGAGCATCAAAAGACACTCAGCGCAAAAAGAAAATCTAAAATCAAATAACTAAAACTATGAAAAGTGAATTGACATTCTGTCCAAACTGCGAAAGCAAAGAACTCGGAGAGCGAGTTGATGAAATCTTACGTGACCAACAGCTTGAAGATTGGGACACCGCCTACGAATTTGTAGATGACGAAGGAGAAATCAAAGTCTGTTTTGACTGTCAAGAATGGGACGACGCAGACGACGACGCAAAAGGCGAAGGATGGGACTAACTAAAAACTAAATAACTATGGAAAAGAAACAAACTGCGGTTGAATGGTTGGAATATCGATACAAGCACAATATCAATTTAATGGAAGGTGACTTTATCCAAGCCAAGCAAATGGAAAAGGAGCAGATGAAAGAAGCTGCTTTAGATAATGTTACTACTAATGAAAAATTAAGAAAAATATTTGAAATTCAATTTGAAGATTTTTACAACGAAACTTACGGAGGAACAAAATGATGCTAATACTACAACTAAAATATCGAATCGTTCAGCTAGAAGCAGCAATGCAAGAGCAAGAACAAAAGATAAACGACATACTTATTCGCTTGTCCGTTCCAACCGCTCCAACGCTAATAGCAAAAGAAAAGAAGTCGCCATTCAAGAAACCAACAGTTGTTGAAATCTACGACTACGCTTGCGAAAAACTAAGCAACGACGACGCGCTGAAGTTTACCGAGAAATTCCACGCGCACTACGAAGCAAACGGTTGGAAGGTCGGACGCAATCAAATGAAAGACTGGAAGGCTGCCGTTCGGACGTGGGACTTAACTAAATTTGCAACTCAAACAAACCAACAAACTAAAATCAAAAATGGAAAATTCGACTCCGATGCTGCGCAACGCATCTACAACGACGCTCACAACTACACAAAGGGTTGATCGTGCAGAGCGTGAAAGCGCGTTTGTTGCCGATTACGAACTACCTGCGTTCGTTAAGTTATGCTCGAAGGTGTGCGCTATGTACGGCATCGCGTTACCAGAAGCGCAACTGTTGCAAATGTTGCATGAGTTCATAGGCAAGCACTTTCGTTGGGTTACGTTCGAACACTTCAACCTCGCCTTCGAATTGAACGCAGCGAATGAACTATCAAAGAAATGCGAACACTTCGGAGCGTTAAGCGTGTCGTTTATTGGCGACGTGTTGACTCACTACAAACCACACAGGGACAAGGCGAATCTACAAATACAACGTGAAATTGCGGAATCAAAAGAGGAAGAATCTAAACAACTAAAAGAAAAAGAAATGGCGGTAAACGACGATAGCTGGAGAAGAATGTTTGCAGAAGACTTGCACAACTTCAAGAAAGGAAAATATACGGTCATTGAGATTCGTGCGGTGTCGCTTATGCGTTGGCTCGAAGAAAGTAAACAGATAAACGCTGACACCTTCACCGAAGAAGAATACAGGTTGTGCAAAGCAAACGCGAAGAAGAACATCTACTTCGAACAACAGCTCGTTCAATCAATGGTTGAGCGAATGAGCGACAGGAAAAGAATGTTATTGAAAGAATCGATTCGCTTTGAAGGTATGCGTGAGTTGTACAAATTATACTTGTCGAAGCAATGAGCCAGTTCACATTTAACGAACAAGGTGTTTGCGAGAATCCTATCTTGAAGACATTCAAATGTATTAAGGGCTATGAAGCGCAGGTGAACACCGCTATTGTTCAGAACGGAAATTGGAGTTATTCAATTAGGTTTCAAGGCAAGGATCAAGGTTGGTCGCAGCCTTTACTTTACCACGCTAAACATTGCGTTTACGAAACCAAAAGCGAAGCGTTCAATGCTGGTCTTGAATTGCTTCTGCATCAAGTGAAGCAAAACAATGACTTAAAGAAATACGACAGTATAATTCAAATACTTCAAGACGAACTTTGTCCTGTGGTTGAAAATCAATTATCTCTATTTTGAATCCATACAAACCCGAATACCTACCGCGTCAGATTGAAGCGTTAAACTATTTGAACACCGACAGCATCGTTGAACAGTTGTTATACGGAGGCGCGGCAGGGGGTGGTAAGACGAAGTTCGGTTGTATGTGGCAGATACAGCGTCGTTTGAAGTACGCAGGTACGCGTTCTCTTATTGGACGTAGCAAATTAGATACGTTGAAAAAGACGACGTTAAACACGTTCTTTGAAACCGCTGAAGAATTTGGATTGATAGCGAATAAACACTACACGTTTAACGGACAATCCAACGTAATAAAATTCTTTAACGGAAGCGAAATTGTTTTGAAAGATTTATTCGCTTATCCGTCCGATGTAAATTTCAACTCACTTGGATCGTTAGAAATCACAGATTACTTTATTGACGAGTGTTCCGAAGTAACTGAAAAGGCGGTCAGCATTGTTCACTCCAGATGCCGATTTAAGTTGAACGAGTTTGGGTTAATTCCCAAAGGTTTCTTGTCATGCAATCCTGCGAAGGGATGGTTGTACAATGAGTTCTACATGAAGAACAACCGCAACGAATTGCCTTCACATCGCGCATTTGTTCAAGCGTTACCACAGGACAATCCCTTCCTTCCTGTTGCTTATATTGAATCGTTACGAAGACTTCCAGAATACGACCGCAAACGTCTGCTCGAAGGCAACTGGGAGTTCGACGACGACAGCGACAAACTCTTTCAAACGGAGAACTTACTTCGAATGTTTAGGAACGAAGTAATCAATGAAGGGAAGAAGTATATCACAGCCGACATTGCGCGTTTCGGGAAGGATAGAACGATTATCTGCGTTTGGGAAGGTCTAACTATCATTGATGTAATTGAAATGAATAGAGCAGCGTTAGACGAAGTCGTGAACAAAGTTCGTTTAACCTGTCAACAACACTCAATTTTATTGCAAGACGTAGTGTGCGACGAAGACGGAGTTGGTGGTGGTGTCGTTGACTTCTTGAAATGTCGAGGGTTTGTCAACGGATCTAAACCCAAACACCCACAATACCAAAATCTCAAAAGCGAATGTTACTACAAGTTGGCTCAGTACGTTGAAGAAAACAAGGTCACTATTTTATCCAGCACACGCAAAGAACAAATTATTCGTGAGCTCGAAATGATTAAACGACACCGCGCTGACGTGGACGGTAAACTTATGGTCACTCCGAAGGACGTAATCAAGAACCGCGAAGGTATTTCGCCTGACGTTGCCGACGCAATCATGATGCGAATGTATTTCGAACTTAATCCTTCTTATGGACAATATGTTGTAGGATAAAATAATTTAGCATACATTTACAAAATGACACCAAAAGAGAAAGCGGAAGAACTGTTCAACAGGTATTGCATTTATTTGCGAGCAGGTTTGTTATACGACGACGAAGCAAGGGAAGACGCAAAACAATGCGCTTTAATTGCAGTAGATTTTTATTTAACTGAATTTGAATCTTGGTCTATTGCTATTTGTTGCGGAGAAGATTTTAGCTATGATTATTGGGAAAAAGTAAAAGAAGAAATAGAAAAAATAATAATATGAAACAAACACCCCTTTACGAAACGCTCAAAATGACATACGATCGTGAGCGCGAAATCGTCAATTCAATTGCAACCTACTTTCAACAGGGAAAGATTCTCGGAGACATCCTTCTGGAGCTTTCACAACGAAAAGACTTAAACGCGAAAGAGAAAATTTATCTTGCGCTTATGATAGGTTCAATGATGACTAAAACAAAAGAAGATGGCGCAGAGCAAAACTAAGAAAGGTATCTGCGTGTACTTACACAAAGACCTGTGGGACGAGATAGACGAAAAGAGAGGTGAGAATAGTCGCAATATATTTTTAAGCGAAGCTATCCAGTTCTCAATGAAGTTTTACATTCCTGAATCTAAAGTAAAATTGACAGAACAAAAGTAGAAAGAACTGCTACCGTAGTTGTTACAATCAAAGCGTGGTTTCTGCGCTTTTTTTGTTTCTCTAATTTCTTTTTATCAGCAGCTAAAGTGTTAATTTCTTCGGTCAATATGTCTTCCTTCTGTTCATAAGCCTCAACGACTTCTTGTAAGTTGTTTATCTTTTCACCTTCAATGTTCAATTGTCCTTTGAGATTGTCAATAACAAGCGAATCGGAAGCGATAACGCTATCGCAAGAGTTCACCAAACGGATAACATCAACAATAGTAATAGTATCTCGAATAATAACAGAAGAAACAGTTCTTTTATAGGTGGTTTTGGCTGTAAGTTGAGCATCTTCATAGGTTCGAAGTTGTTTGTAAAGTTCAATCTGTTCTGTAAGTAGTCGGTCGTATTCGCCAGCGTTGTAGTTTATAATGCTATCTTGCTTTTGAATTTCAGTTGTTGTATTATTTGCAACAGGTCGTCCCCATAAGTTCCAACACAACACTAACCAAAGTAATGATGTTCCAATAAATAGTAGTAATGCCGCAAGTATATTCCTTCTCATAATATCTGACCTTCGTGTATTCTTAAATTCTTAACGCTATAATTTCCGTTCGTTCCTTTCTCAACGATAGCGAAGCCGTGATTATACTTCGAATAAGGATTGTAGTCAGGAGATAATTCACTTAAGCAACCAACACCCCAACAAGTAATAAACTTGCCGTTAGCGTCCCTCTCGTTGTGTTCTGCTGTCTGGTGATGATGTCCGCAAAGCGCGGACACCTTCGTCTTCATAAACAACCCACGCGCTACGTTAACAGACGGAAGGAATTGCTTGCCAAACTCGTGTCCGTGAAAGATTGAAAGTTTACCGATATTCAGTTTGCTCTTTCCGTCAATCCAAGTGATGTTGTGTTTATCTAAATGACACAATGAAGCAAAGTCGAAAGCGTCAATGTCAAACAACTCAGGTGCTTTTACTCTCATATAACGCCAGTAACGTTCTTCGTGGTTGCCTTCCTTATAATAGATGTGAGCTGTTGGAAATTGTTTGCGTAACGTGTCTACAAATTGACGCATTGCATACAACTCATCCTTGAATTTTCTCTTGCGTGGATCTTTGACAAAGTCGCTAATCATGTGACAGTCTAACGCGTCACCATTTAGAATAACCGCGTCGCACCCTTGACGAACACCTTCGTTAATTGCAACGGTCAACGCTTCGTTGTCCTGATAAGGAATGTGAACGTCGCAAAGAATCAAAAACTTCGTTCCCTTAACCTCAACGTGTCTGCGCTTTTTAGCATACGACTTCGGAAGGGCAAATGGGTTGAGTGGTCGTGGCTTTGCTTCAAACAATGACTTGTCCGTTGTTCTCTTTCTTTCAAGGTTACCATGCTTACCACGAATAGTGCGGATAAAGTCACGCGCGTGTTCTTCTGTTGTGTAAACTTCGGGATATTCTGCAAACAATTTCTTCGCAAGAGTGAGCGAAGGAGCGTCTTTGAATTTAGAACAAACTTCCTCAGCTATTAATCTCGCTGGTGTTTTCGGTGTTGCCATTCTTTGCTTGTTTTGTGAATCTCTCAATTACAGTACCACCGAACAACCCTGCGGTCAACAATGCTAATGTGTCAAACATTGCAATGGGACAAACGTAGGTTGTAAAAGTCGCAACATAGGTGAAAGCAATTAGGTTAATTGTAACAAATATAGCAACAATTCGTTTCGAACTAACTTTTGAACACGAACTTAACAAAGATATTAACCATTCTTTCATATTAGACGCAAGACAAGTTGAACAATAAGACCACCAACGACACCAGCAGCAGTTGCAATACCACTAAAACGAGCGACCTGCAACCTTTGGTTTTGAATATACTTGTCGTGCTTTTGAACCTTGCTAACAAGACCTTCAATCTTCATTTCGTCATCACCGATAAGAACGTGATAGATGCGGTCTATCTTCTTATTCATATTCTGCAATTCCTCGTGTATCAAAGCTATCTCGTTTTCGGTGTTCATGACTTAAAGTATAGTTGTATTTCTGCCTCTCTGCGTGTAACCAAACCCTTTAACACTTTGCCGCCGCCCTTGTTCCACAAACGGAATGAATCAGCAATCGTTGCGTCATTAGGATTGACGTTTAATTTCTTGAATACAGAAGAACGTTTAAAGCCACCTGTACCGATGTTGTACGCAAGTGAAACACACGCACTAAATTGGTTTTCGTTGAGTGGTTTCAAAATAAAGGGAGTGATTGAAACTGCGAACTGGTCAATGATAAACTTCGCTAATTCGTCAGCACGTTGCTGCGTTATAACGTCGCCTTCTTTCACCTTGTCGCCATTCTCGTAGAAAGTATTTCCAAAGCCAATAGTCCACACGTTAGCAGGACATTTGTACGCTTTCAATCGACAACCTTCAAAACGCTTTATTAGAGCGTATCCTTCTGCGTTAACTTTCATTCACCAATCTTTTTATTTGTTTCTCTTTTCGAATTAAATACTTACGGAATTTCTCCTCGTAAATCTTTTGCTTAACCATGTCCTTTTTGCGTCCCCTTGTAGCCATGTGTTTTGTTATTCGTTATCTAAACCATCCTAAACCTGGTCTTCTATATTCGTATGGACTTCTATCACGTCCAGAACTAATCTCAAAAGCGTTAGACGGATAAACATTTGTCTGTGACCAAATTTGGTTTGTTGTGTTTGTCATATACTCAGGAAAGTCGCTAGAGTTATGACACAAATAATCAACCATACGTTGCGTGTAGAACATAGCTTGTTGACGCGCTTGGTCACGATAGTTTTGCAAGTCCGTTTGTGAGATAGGTTGAGTGTCTTCGCTTGTGCGAATTACTAAACTTCCGTTGTCCGTTTTAACGTACAAATGCGGCAAGACTTCGTACATCGTCCACCACATTATCATGCGACGCAAGTAATTGTCAAGAAGGGTTGCGTATGCGCCTGTAATATCGTCGTTGACAACATCTTCTTTGATTCGGTTGTACAAATCAGTACCCAAATACAACTGTGCATACTTGTCCTGCGACAAATAGATAGCAGGGTAAAGAAGCAACGGATCAACCGAACCGTTTATCCATGTATATTTCTTGATATAGTTTTCGTCAATGAGTAGAACTTCGGGTTGTAGTGCCATTGTAGTTTTTATTTATATTTTAGTGATGCTCTGTTCGGCATATCGTTAGGACGTACCGCTTCTTCGCCTTTTGGAAATAATTCGTTTGCAACACCGCCTGTTACAACTCTGTCGTTCTTCAATCCGTCGTTTGGAAGAAAGCGACCTTTCTCTCTTTTGCGTACAAATACTTTTCTAAACCAAGCGTGGCGGCAATAAACACCGCCTTTAAAAGTCCAAATGGAATACTGCGAACTTCCAGCAGGTGCAAACTCTCCGTTTACTCCGTCGTCACCCATTTCAATAATGTCTTCGTAGCGGAATAATGCACCCATTTTAGAAAGCGCAACCATTTCTTGACAGAAGTCACGTGTAACAATTTCGCCGTCTTTGTATGTAAAATTCTTTGAGTAGTAATAACGAACTTTGTAAAGTCCTGTATCTAACGCTTTGCTTACTTCGTCGGGGTTGTCGTAACCGCGTGCGCTCATAAACTCTGTGCGAAAACTTTCTTCGCCTTCTGGATTGGTTACTTCTTCGTCAGAAATTAACTCCCATTCTTCTTCGTTGATATATTCCGCTTTCTCTTTAAGATAAGCCAACCACAACGCGCTATCTTCCGCGCTTATTTTATTCTCAGCAGCAACTACTTTTTTTTTTAATTCAGCAGTTTGAACCGTTGGTTGAACAACAACTACTTCGTCGAATACGCTGTTCATTGTGATAGTTAAATCACTTCCAAGAATAGGCGCAAATGTATTTGTGATAATTCTTTGGTATGGCTTGATAACTTGGTTGTTGAATATCTCCATACCAACCAACATTTCATCTTTGTTACTTCCGAATCCTGTTGTATCTCTAATGCCGTGAATCAATGGCGACACAACGCGGTGTCCTACCATGATTTGCTTCGCTGTTTCTTCCGATAAGAATTGATATTGTTTGTCAGCGTCCGACAAAGGAAATGATTCAATCGAAGGAGCGCGTGTAGGATCTTCGTTGAACGTCATTAAAAACTTTCCTGCGTTACTTGCACCGCTCAAACGTGTTTCCCACTCACGACGTATTGCCTCGCGTTCCTCTTTCTGCGGTATGCCGTTTAAAAAGTTTATAATGAATGAAGGGAATAATCCGTTTAAGATATTGTTAACGTGGTATAGTCCCATTTGATAAGACAACTCAACGTAGTTCAACGCACCGAAGTAGTCAGGCTTCGCGTAGTACGAACTACCTGCCATCATGCCGTGTGCGTAAATAACTTGACGCGGTTGTTCTTCCGCCTGTGAAGGATTGAACGCAGGAATGAATTCGGGTTTACCTTTTTTGCTGCGTGTATTTGCCCAATCTTTTGAGTACCAAATACCAGTAATTTCGTCTTGTTCTTTGTCGTATGCAAGGCGACAGTTCTCAAAAGGCAAGTGGTTAATCTTTACAACGCGAGTAAAGTCCATACTCCAAATAACCTCAGCAACAAATGCACCTTGAAGTTTTAAGTCGAACGCAATACCTTGCAAAGCGTTGTCAAGAATAGTTCCTGTACCTTGTCCTTCAATCATATACGCAATTGAGTTCGTCAATGCGTTATGAATAGGACTGTTGTAATAAAGCGTGATTAGGTGCTGAGGAAATAAGTTGTTGAAACCGTAATCAATCCAACCTGCGCGATTGTCTTTTTCAACCGCTTCAACTGGTTGGTATGCCGAAAGATTGATTTGTTGAATGTTGCTCATATTATGCACCTGTATATATTACGTCAACGGGAATCGTTGGCGAAGAAACGTCGAAGTAAATTGTTCCGTCTTGTAGAATCATTGAACCACGTTCAACAAGTCCAACAACGGAAGCGTTTTGTGGATCTAAATTCACCGCGCTGTTTTGTCCGTACACATCGTACTTGTATTTACCAGCGTCAGTCAGTCCAACTGTTGTTAAACGAATTTTTGTAACACGTTCGTTTTCTGTTATCACCTCTACGACCTGAGCAAGTTGTTCACCTGTCATTTCGTAGGTCATAATAAGAAGGTAATTTGTAAACGCAACATTGAAGTAAGCACGTCCCTCGTCTAACGAAAGCCATGCGTATTGATTCGCAGTATTTGTATTCAAATAAACCATTCTATCCTTTTATTTGTTTGCTAAAATTACATCACGTAGGGACGCTTTGTCCCTACATGTGTAAAAGTTTTTTGTTAGTCAAGGATTGACAAAGGAGTACCGCTCAATTTGTACGCTCTCTTTGGAGTTTCGTGTACAAATGCAAGTGTGTAACCATTCATGTCTCCAAGTGCTGTTCCTGTCGCTGCTGTTCCTGTTGAAAGGTCAGCACCGAACTCATAACCAACAGCCCACCAATTGTCGTTGGAATCGTTAACGAAAACAACAGGGCGACCTTGTGCAACTGTTTGCAACTCTAAACGCTTAGGAGCGCTCAATTTGTTCAACATAACGTTTACCGTCTGCGTGTAGAAAATAGTTCCTGCATCGCGGTTGAAGTTAATTGTTTCTTCAAAAGAACCCGTTTGCGTTGGTAATTCGTATGTGTACAAATCACCTGAGATTGGTCCAACGATAGCAGTAACAATTTCGTTTGCGTCAAAAGTTAACGAAGTAACTGTGTCGCAAAGAATGATTTTCTTAATACCACCGATGCCGTCTTTGCAATCAAGTGTAAAACCTGTGCTTAATTCACATGCCATAATTATATGTTTTTTATTAGCACAAAAGAGGGGTGGTTTTTATGCCACCACCTCTATATATGCAAGGGTTAGAATGGTTGAGATTAGGCAGTATATTGGTAGAACGCGATTTCGTTTCCGAAACCGAATTGTACACCTGCGAAGAAAGAAGCTGCGAAACGTACGTTGTTTGAAAGGTCATGTTCAAACATATCCAAAACTGCAACGTTATTCCATTGGTCAAGAGTGTTTGTACCAAACCAAAGGTTAGACTTTTGGTAGAAAGCCATTGTGTCGTCAGACATTCCTGGGCATTCTACAACGTCATACTGTCCCTGCCAGTTCATTACAACTGCCTCTCCTTGATAAAGGTAGAAACCACCACCAAGACCTAAGATAGCTGTTC